CCAGTATCGAAGTTGAACAGCGAAGTTACATCTGTTCCGTCTGCCTGAATAGCTGCCGCGGTCTCATCGAAATCACCAATCTTTACCGTGCGAAGTTTGTAACCATCAGACGCACCCAAATTATATGTGCCTGTAGTGTTGCCACTATCTTCGGTATCCAGAACAACTACTGCGCTTTCTTTAAGTTCCTTAGTTACTTTATTTGCGTTAGCAACTTGTACCTTACAGTGAACGCGAATGTTTGTGGCCGCGCTGATTGCTCCAGGGAAAGTTATTGTAATCTGTGTTCCAGTATTAGTTACAGTTACACTAGCAGTAGATTGTAGATTTAATACTGAACCGATTTCATATGCCACACTATTAATAGTGCAAGCGGCCTTAGTAGTAATGAGGATATTATCTAGAATTTCTGTGTTAGTTAGTGTTCCAACCGTAAACGGAAAACTCTCGGGTGAACTTACCGAGAATGTAATAGTGTTGCTGCTATCAATAGTATCATCAAACTGCTTGCTATAAACAAAACTGTTATCAACGGAAACAGGATTTGTAGTCTTCAATGCTCTAGCAGGAAACTTGAAAAGAAGGCTGTTGAACTTACTCTCGTATAGGTATGCTTTGCTATCTACCAGAACAACGTTTGCATGGCCGTCGGCGGTTGTATCATAGTAAACACCCTTAACATCTTCGAAGTTATATGAGGATGTCATTTGAATGTCGTAGAGATACATACGGAATTGCGTATTATATGCGCCAGGTGTGCCAGTCTCGTGAACAATATGGCGGACTCTAGCTGTACCGATTTGTGATCCTGGTGCCGCCGTGGCAGATTGTGCGCCACCCGTTGGAGAACCAGAAGTACCAATAGCGTTGGCGGCGGTACCGCGAAGAGATACAGTATCACCCGCTGCAATATCCCAGTTACCGCAGAAGTTGTCTACTAGAATATAGCTACCAAATGCAGTAGAGATAGGAACTTCATTTACAACCTTAGTTGTATTTCCTTTTGGAACAACTATATATTCTGTTTGCCTGGTTTCGTATGCATAACCGCGAACATATGCTTTACCGGCTTCGATACCAATTGCTAAAAGCGTCTCATCACCGCCCGCTGCGGGGGTGGTCGCATTGTATGGTATTAGACCATTATTAGTTCCTGTGTCAAGGTGTTCTTTGATTAAAATAGGAAACGCTTTTACAGTATAGTTGCCCGATTCATCGAAAGTGCGTTTTGCAAGATTGCGACCAAGGTCGGCATAAATGCGGTCTTCGTTTACAGTATTTTGTAACTTACCACCAACAATTGATATATACTCTGAGAAACCGTCGTCTGGCGTGGCATCTAGCGCATATTTTGCAAGAGATGCTGTTGTTACATATCTATCGGCACCAGGCGCTGCATAGTTAAATGTACCCTGTGCAGGATCCAAAAGATCGGGGTCAGTTTCATGTGTAACAATACTTTCTACAATCTCGAACCCAACTCTAAAGTAAGGGTATGAATTATATTTTAGTAGTTCGAGAGTAGTTTTAGTAAAAGGAAGAAACTTACCATCTAGAAAAATAATACCATCATCTAGAGTTACGAATGACCCTCTACCATAATAATAATTACCTTCTTCAAAAGTATCATCTACTACAAAAGTATCAGTAACTTGATCGCCGGTTTCAGATTCTATTACACGAATTGTTTCACCTGGAGAAAAGTGAACTGCGTCCGTGGATCCATCGCCCGTAAGATATCTCAAATAAAGTGTGTTAAGATCAGGTGAGTCGGCTTCCGAGCCGCCGATGGCATAAATAATTTCTGCTTGTATCGAAGATGTTAAGCCAATTACTTTAGCACCGACATAATCTTCAATATCTTGAATCAAAAATCCAGAAGCATCTTCATCTAGAACTTTAATGAAGTCCCGTGCGGTGTCTAGTTTGAACTCACAACCTGCAACTACAGAACCATTTTTAAAAACATGGTTGCCAAATTTTCCAACCTGATCTTGAAGAATGGATTGAAGTTGTGTTAATTCTCTTGCCTGAACAGCATAACCCGGCTTGAACAGAATTCTATTGTAATTGTTTGCAATCGCATCCGCAGCATCATCATAATACGGGGATACATTTAAGTCCAAGGCCATGTGTAACTTCTCTCTTAAAAGTTAATAACTGTTCTAATCTTTTCTACTTGATCTGCTTGTCTATTAATAGGCAGACGATTTTCTATATAAAGAATCTCACCTGTAGTATTAATAACATCCGGACTAGTTAGACTATTTATAGTCAATCCAGTAACGCTCGTTCTATTATTTGTCAAAACAGAATCTACTGTGATAACTGGAATTACGGGAAGAAGATATACTTGATCTGTAGCTTCTTTAATCTGAGCAACAATAAATCTTCCGCCACCGTCTGTCGAAATGGAATCATCGTTAGAATAAACGGTGGTATCATCGACTGTAATTACATAACAGGTAGTGCCAGTGTCTGCCATAAAATTCGCCAGTTCATCGTCCAATGGATTTTTAACTATACCAAGTTGACGATAATCGTTATTGTAAAAATAATCAGTTGTGTCATTTGTCAAATTGACTGAAAGACAAACTGTTTTGGCATAAAGTTCTTTAACAGGATTTGCGCCATGTCCATAATATGGGGAAACAGTTGCAGTGGCGGTAGCACCAGAGCCAAAGCCTAGAATATTATTAAATGATATCTCTGCAAAGGTATATCCTGTACCCGGGTTAGTAACATCAACACGTTCAATTCTACCCAATTCATCTATAAATGCCACTGCTTCCGCGCCAGATCCGTCACCGGATATGGTAACAAGAACGTCTCCTGAAGAATAATTCTGTCCAATTTGCAGTAAATTAATTCTATCTACCGTGCCTGGAACTGCGGCGGCTTCAATACTTTCTTGAACCAGAGATACTGGAATACTACCTAGAGATACTTCTGCGGTAGCACCAGCACCCGTTTCATTATCAACAATTTCAATATATGCAAATGAATAACCATATCCCGCATTGGTGATGTTAATATCTGTAATTGCACCCGTGGTAACTACCGGAACCGCTGTAGCTCCTACCCCGTCACCATGAATAAGAACTGTCGGTAAATCTCCTGAAACGTATCCTGAACCACCAGAAGTTACGGTGATATCATCAATTTCGCCATTGATGTCGAATAACGGAACACCTACTCCTGCCATCTTACGAACTGGAATAAAATCTGGAGTAAGAAACTTCAATTCATCTGAGGCTTCAATTCTAAACATGTATTTCCATACATATCCATCTGGAAGTATGAATGCATTAGTGGTATCTGTGCTGTTAGGTCTATTAAAACTTGGCGCACCATCGTTATTGTTTAAACACTTGTATACACGCATATCATCTGTCAGAACATAGAAGTCCTTGGTTGACAAATCATCTACATCATCGTAATGATCATAAATGGTACCAGCTACCCAATCGATACGACGAATCATCATAACAGCATCCGAGGCTTGGACACGCTTAACAAACATCATATTCCTATGTGTTTGGCTATTATAAGACTCGGTATCAAGTGGGTCTTCTGGTGTGTCAGTCGGTGACCATTGCGTGGTTTTACCCACGAAGAAATAAAAGAAGTCGTTCTCGTTAACTACGTCACGATAGAAACTTCTTGCTAGTTCATTTCTAGCCAATGTTCTTAGCAATAGAGCCACAGTTTATTACCTATTATTCTACAGTGACAGTCCAAGTGATTGTCATCGAGTCACCTGCAGCCTTGTTGATAACTGCAAACTCGGTACGGCAAAGCATTGTGCCACCGGATGATGCATTGAAAATGCCTGCTTCTGTAACTGCGCCCGTACCTGTACCCGCAGCGAACGATGCAATATAAGCAACCGAGTTACCTGTAACCGTTGTAGAAGTTAGCGATACGCGACCCAGTTGTGTCTGTAGGGCAGTATCAGCCGGGGCAGGGTCAGTTGTACCCGAACCGATTGCCATGTGAGTCATTGCTGTTGCCGTGGCATCTTTCATGCGCGAAGCGATGTAGTCTAGACCTGTATCAACAACAAGGTTAGTAACATTAAGTTCTTGCTTTAGATTGCCGTTTTCGTCTGTAAGGACAATACCTAGGGTACCCTTAGCAGTCAAGAAATCTGTTTTTCTCATGAGATATTATACCTTCTTCCTGTGTTAAATCGAATTGTTACTTCCAACGTAATCGCCTGCTTCATAAGCGCCAGAAGTGTAATCATATGACCAATAGTCTTGTATATTTATACTGCCAGAATCATTTGCATTTTGAGTTTCGCTTATATTCTTCGTTATATCTGTATTGACCAGTTCCGTAGAATGAGCGGTATCTAATGCATCGTTAAAAAGTGCATATACGGGATCAATAGAATTGACTGTATCAATTGCCGTCACGGTTTCGTTGATAACCTTAGTGATTACCATATATGGTATACTATCACCGGAAGCCACTGTTTCTGTTAGACCCTTTGCAACTTCGATTGATGCATTATCAATTGCAGATAGAATAATATCTGCCTCTGTGATGTAATCTTCTGCGAAATAATCTCCTAAAAGATATGGAGCTGCAGTATCAATCGTTTTATCAACAAATTTGTCGAAGTCAGATATCAAACTATCTGACATACCCATTGTAGATTCGCTTACTACTCTTTCGAATCCAAAATAGATATTATCATCGGTGGTAAGTGGAATATCCAGCAGGGTTTTACCCACATCAAAGGTATCAATGATATCACTTGTTACCGGAGTATCAACCACACTCTTACCAACAGAAAAATTGTTAAGAATATCAGAAGAAGTAACAATATCATCACCAGATATATGCTCAAAGGTAGTTCCTCCGATTGAAAGATAATAACCAAATGGCATTGTAGCACCAGAAATAATAGTAATAGCACCTCCGCTATCGATACTAATAGTCATAGTATAAAGACCACCACCACCGGTTATTTCAAAAGTAGTACCATAAAGTGCGCTGGCATTATCAAACGGAGTAACATAAGAAAATGATACGTTCTTACCGACATGAGATACATGTTGCTCCTCGGCAAGATATGTATCATTAAGTGTCTTCCTAAAGTCTACTGCAATATCATAACTTACACCAAGAATTTCTACTGCTCGAACAATTTCAACTGGGAATTCATAGAAGTGAATTGGTTGACGAGCAACTTCAAACGAAGCACCAAGCTCTAGGGTGCTACCTAGTAATAGTTCACTGAATATGGCCATACCGGCTGGGTGAACAGTGTTTTTCACCATTGTCATCCAGTTAACAGATGGCACCTTTGAGCGAAGAACATACGAATAATTCTGGTAATAGTAATTGTCTTGGAGTTTATTAACATCCGACAACATACCTTGACGATTCTGGAATCCTTCTTGTATCGAAGTTATTGCTCCAGTAGTGAATCTAAGAACACAATTTGATCCAGATGTCGATGTTATCGTAGCTGTAAATGTCTGTGCTTCAAATCCACTACCACTTGAGAAGATTCTTACCTTTGTAGGTCTTCCTTGAGCATTAACGCTATCAATAATAACACTGGCTCTATTATCTACGCCGAACTGAACGTAATCACCCGCGAAATAATTTAGAGACGTATCTGGGAAACTGAATACATATTGCCCAGTTGATCCGCTTTCGGAAATTGAGTATACTTCACCCTGTAAGAAGCCGTAATTCGGTGTGCCAGAAATACTAACAATGTCTACGGTATCTGTAATGCTACGAGTAAGATAACCATACTTATCCGCAAACTCATCAATATAAACAAACGACCTTATGCTATCGGTGCTAAAGGATACGATAGTGGATTCTTCTGCGTATCCAGTACCTCCTGTTAACATCGAAACATATTCAATACCACCGGTAGCATTTAGATGCGCTTGCGCTGTTGCTCCAGTAGCCCCGATGTCGGAAATAAATGTGATTGCGGGAATTGCATTATAGCCACTACCGGGTGCATCCATAGCATCGATGAAACGCTGTTCGTCGCCAGTACCTGCAGAGGTAAAATTGATAAAGTATTCTTTAGATAACGCATGAAAATTGCCGACACCCACTGAGGTAAGATTCAACTCACTATATGTTGAAATAGTTACATAGTCTGCCGCAAAATAAGTATCATCTAAACAATATCTTGGATCACTATCGATTAAAGATTCCGCAAGTTTGATTGTATTGTTATTAATTTTAATAACATAATACACACCGAAATCATCCAGCCCGCCAATTCCGGTAGAATCTGCCTTATATACAACCAGATCGCCAGTATTATAACCATGTGCCGCTATCGTTATGGTATTAGTAGAAATGTTTACATTGGCACTTTTAAAAAAAGTTCTTGTAGGAACTTGTTGCAACGCAATTTTGTCACGATACAATCGAAAATATCTACTGTCAATTACTTTAACAAAATATTGTCTATATGGAATTAATCCGCCAATTGCCGAGCCTTCCATAGGATCATAGATAACACAATCGCCAGTTGTAAACCCATGGTCTGGAATTAAAAATCTGGCATATATGTCAAAGTTTTCAGCCGGATCGAAGTCTCTAGAAGAAACTGCCGGGTCACCTGTTATCGCCTTGATTTCGCCATCAACAACAAGGGGCCTGGCATTTGCGCCCGCACCAGGAAGAATGACAACATCATTTTCTTCTTGCTTAACAAAAAGTTCATATGTTGGAACAGTAGAGTATGCTAGTCTTGTTACTTCATCAACTATAATATTGTATGTTTCAAACGTAGAAACGCTACCAATATCAATGTAAGAATATATCTTTGCTCTTTTACCCTTTAAATCAAACGGGTCTAATGAGATAGTATCATCTGTTGTGATACGCATCTTTTCGCGATTTATCCATACACCATCAGAAGGCTTTAAAACATAAGTTGACGGATATATAATATCAACATGTTCGTTGAAGAAGGTTCTAAAAATGAATAGAATACTTTCTTCTGACCCCTTTGCTTCATAAAACTCTCTAATGAATTTTATAAGGCGACGATCCGTAATAAGCGAATCTTTAGGAAACATCTGTAGATATTGTTCACGAAACGAGGGAATAAAGGTTTCGAGTGTATTATTAATATCAGAAAACGAGCTGGCATTCAATAGGACATTATTCACCTCTCCATCCTGATCTAGAAACTCATAGTATTTTTCTAGAAAAAGGACGAATTGTGGGAATTCTGCTTTAATATAATCCGGAACTTGATTTGTAATCAAATATGCCAGAGAATTTTTGAAATCCGACATGTATTAAGTTCCGATAATATTAATTGTTGTACCTGAGATATAATTTCCAGCACCAGAAATAGTAGAAGTATCTTGCGCTAAAACCAAATTCTTATTTGCATACGGGGTGACCGCATACGTATAGGAAATATCCTCATTTACTGGTGCCATAATGATGTCCGGTGATGAACCTTGTGGCTTAATATAAATTCTGAGATAAAGATCCGTGCCAGAAATAGTATTAATATACAAACTAGGTATCAAGATTTTACCTGTTCGATAGTCTATTGTTCCTACGGCAGTTGATATCAGAAGATTGTTTTCGTCATATAAATCTAATACACCCGGTAGCGAATCATCTTCGGTATAACTATCTCGTAGATAACATGTTACTTCTTTACCCGATGGCAATATTGTGGTAAAAAGGTTTGATCTTACACTATTCGGTGCGATTGTAGTATTGTATGCAAATGAAATTCTATTATTTTCGGCCGCGAATGGCTCATATGCTCTATGTAGATTCATTTCTATATTGGTGGCATAGATAGAAGTTGAAACAGAATTTAATAATTCTAACAATTCTGAATAGTAAAAATTCTTTTTTACTTTAGAAGTTGTATTTACAAAATAACTCGCTAAGTATTCAGACATAGTATTCTGAATAACAGACGCCGACACGGATGTATTATTTTTTAAATATCTGGCTGTTATGTTAAGGCTAATATAAAGATATGAAGGATCCACAAATACTGGCTGGATTCCAACTACACCTCTAGGCTTTAGAATGTCCCGTGCAATAGATGTTTTATCGGATTCCGTGATAACGCTATTTGGCAGAGGCTCAATTGAAACGAAAACTTTACCATAGATAGGAGGGTCATTATCTTCTCCGCCCCAAACAGTTATCGAATTGATATTGCCGTATTGACTTTCAATCAATGCCGTATAGTCCTCAGCGGTTACGGCTCTATTCTTTGTAGCATTGAATTTAGGTGCAATGAAGCGAATTGAATCAGTTGATTGGGCTTCTGCACCGCCAAATGCAGCGGCGGCCGAAACAGAAATTATTTCTCCTGTTCCAAGAATTACAGATTTTGCGGATAATCCTGTGACAGAGTTTGCGCCTATCCCACCACTTACAATATAGTCTATAGTAACAATATTACCGACTGTTAATTTTTTACCCAAAACGTTATCACCAAAACGAACTTCAATTAATCCATTTGCATTTTCTTCCACGAAGAATGCTCTTGAAGTTTCCGTGAGTGAAACGATGTTCTGATTTTGAACGAATGTTTGAAGGTCTAATTCAGATGAAGATGTTTGGACTCTACATACTATTGTAGAAGTGTCAACATTTCTATTTAAAAGTTCGAACGGCCCAGACACAGTATCTGCCGTAACGGTAAAGAAGTTATTGGTTCTTACACCTTCAATTAGAGTTACAACGAAAGTAAAAGTTCCGTCTGCTTTTGTTGCAGTAATATCGTCTTCAGGATAAAATGTATACGTAACACCATCTGAACCAACTCCCTTAAACCCTAGGTTTTTACTTAGAGTTGCCGTGCTGGATGTATACGATGTCGGAGGAGTTATTTCAATTGTGGCCTCAACTCTAGCGGAGCGAATGGAGCGGGGATTATATCCAAGAGACTTAGAAATCGAAACGACAGACGATCTTTTTACCGCGCTGTCTATGAACATTTCATTTGCGAGAAGGTGGGCAAGCGTTGCGTTATAGTGAGTATTATACGCAAGTAGGTCAATTAAAACCGATAGACCAGATCCATCAAAGTTGTAGTCCGCAAACTCAGTTTGACTTTGTAGATATGTCTTTAGATTTTCTCTAATGCCAAAGAAATCTAGTTCGGTAACATTTAATTGAGCCATATTATCTGCTTCTTCTTAGAATAGTTGAAAAGTTAAAAGGACCTTCAATACCAAAGACATAAAAAGTAATGTTTACCGTAAAAGCATTTGCATCATATTCAGGAATAACCTCTATGTCTTGCGCTCTAACTCTTGGCTCATATTTGTTAATCAATATTTCAAGTTCTAGTTGTAATCTATTGGCTGTAATAACATCGATATTTTCAAACAATAATGCGTATATAGGAGACCCTAATTTAGGTTGAAAAGGTCGCTCATAAAATCTAGTAAGCACTAGAGTTTTAAGAGATTGTTTAACTGCATTGACATCATATTTCTTCGCAACATCACCCGTCACAGGATTAGCTGCAAACGAAAGATCGAAGTCCGAGTATATTCTGTTTACTTGTTTAATAGACATAAGTATATTTATACATTAAATTAGCCTCTGAGACCAGGCATTTGATCAAATTGTCCTTTCTTTCCATAAGGTTCGTCCCTATAGAAACTTTGCGCCCAGCCTCTAACCGCTAATGTTTTGGGTTGTCTTAATCCAATGTGAATCCATGGCGCCTTGGATGGGTCGCCCTTTGGCCTGACCGCAGGCGCCCATTCGTAAAGAAGCTGGTCATAAGGAATTCCTAATTTTGCAATAATATTTGCAACCTCGCGGTGTCTACCCCCTACATATCCACAACTTGCGAACTGCATATCAATACCCCAGCCAACATTATGGGCTGAGCCATTTGATTTTGGGCGTAAAGTTGATGTAATCACAAACCCCGCGCCGAAACGGGCTCTAATTGGGTCAATACAAAGAACAAAAAGATCGCGTAAGTTTTGGACTATTTGATATCCTGTCCATGTTCTACCTGCAGCAGACTTTGAGCCAGGAATACTAGCAGCGCCCAATGCAGGATTTAAGGCATCTTGTAAAGTATAAAAGTGTGATAACTTGATTTTAGATGCCATAGCATTGTAGTTGCCGGATGTGGGAATTGGCGGTAGCTTATTTCCTTTAAAATCTGTATCGGTCTTTCTAAGTCCCGCGGCGGGCGGCACTGGAGTTCCTGGTTCAGTAGATGTAGGTGCTCCACCTTCGTCACCCATAAAACTGGGACTGCCGTCGCTGTTCGCTTCCGCGCAACCAGGATCCTCATTTGCCGGTTCATTTGTACCAGGCGCTTGAGTAGTTTCTGTCGGTTGAGCGGCGGGCGCGGCCGCCGGAGAAACTGGAGCAGTAGGGGCGCCGCCAGCCGCTGGCGCCGTCGTAGTTGTTGGTGCATTAGAGTTTGCTGCGGGTGGATTTTTTGGGGTTTCTGCCATATATTCCTCTTATGCCAACGCCGTATCGTCGTTGATTGTCGCTTGTTCATTGAAGGAGATCCCGCCTGCCGAATTTACAAGCTGGCTGCTGCCACCTGACCCGGTAGAAGTAAGACCATCTGGACCACCGATAATAGGTGATGCCGAGACAGATACTGGCTTTTCAATAGGAATTGGATTTGCAAGTGTTGCAATCTTAGCGCCAGTTGCTTCGCTTGCTGGATCAGCCGAGTTAGCATTACCGGCGGTTACCGCCGATCCTGGTTCAGTAACAGAAGCAGATGTCGGACCAGATATCGGAAGATCGTGAGTGCTTCCTCCATTAGTACCAGTATCAGTTCCAGTTGCTCGAAGATTTGTGCTACCAGCATTCAGTGTGGAGACATTTGCAGTTGTAACGTCAAGAGTTGGTGTATCAATAGGCGAAGATGCAACAAGTTGTGCCTTAAGATTGATATTGCCTGCACCCTCAACATTAACGGCTGCGCCAGACTTGACGTTGGTTGCTGCCGCAGAGTTGACATTCACGGCATTACCAGACTTGACATTAACTGAATCCGCTGCTTGTGCATTGATAACATTCGCAGACTTGATATTTGTAGAAGCAATCGATTCTGTATTAACAGAACCAGCAGACTTGATGTTTGTATTACCAAGCGATTCTATGTTTGTATGTGTACCAGACTTACTATCGATAGTTACGGCGGCCTTGCTCAAGATTGAACCATCTGTGTCTTGATTGATATTGCCAACAGATGTATGATAAGAAACTCCAGATACCTTAACATGATAATCGCCCTTAGATGTTACTTTATAACCGCTTGCTGTAAGGTTATGAGTGCCATCAATTGTCGAATTGAAGTTGCCTGCACCATGTATTTGCATGTCGCCTTTATTATCGTGCGAGAATACACCATCGTTTCTAATGAAGATGCCGCCACCTACAGATAGTCCAAAGTGACCAGCAACGTTTAAGTTGAAGTCATTATGAACGTCCATGTTGACTTTACCGTTCATAGTAAGATTTGCATCACCCATAATCATAACATTACATTCACCTGCAACGTGAACATTGGCGCGGCCCTCAATTAAAATATATCCGTTATTATCGATAATTGTATAGTTATCACCAACAACGCGAGTTACTTGTGTTCCGTCAGGACCGATTTCATTAAATGATCCTGATTTATGAGCGGTGTGAATCCGTTCGGCACCGGGGGTATCGTCGATTTCTTGAACGTGACCGGATTCCGAAGCAGTAACCTTGTTGAAAGGATACTGGGCAGCATATGCGGTCTTAGGCTGCGACCAAGATCCACCGTTTCTACCCGCTTTTGGAATGTCTCTTTTACGGAGAGCATTTTTAGCGGCAGGTGATGCACCTGAACTTAAACTTTCTTGATTTGCACCCTGTGACGTTGGGTTATTCTGAATATGAGGCGAATTTATACCCACTGCAAGAGGATTAGTATCTGGTTTACCACCGAGAGACTTCTTCGGATATTGGCCTCTTGGGTCACCGAAGCCGTTTTCAGTATCGTTTGTTACTGGAATATTCGCAGCATCCGATGGGGCTTGTGTCAATGACTGCGCGGTATCTGCCGCGGCGGGATGTTCTACGCTATCTGCTTGTAGTGGATTTGTATTCGGAGGAGCTGTTGCGATAGGCGGAGCAACTCTCGTAACTTCTTTTTGTGAAGACGCAAATCCTTTTTGATCTTCTACAATTGTAGTTGTTACTACAG